CAGTTTCTTCCAGCGTAAAGTTTGTCAACGTGCCATTTGCTTTGCTTGCGATGGCAGTTGCAATGTTGTTGAACTCAGTATCAATCTCTGTGCCTTTTACAACCTTGCTGGCATTACCAGGAGCAAGCGCGTCTTTGGCTGCAAAGTTAGTTGCTTTTGTGTAATTGCTCATACAAGTTTTCCTCGTTTTGCCTGAATTTCAATTTTTTGGATACTTACGGCATATCCATTAATAGCTGTTTCATATCCAGTTTGCACTGCTTTTCCAGAACCAGTTGCTTGACTCACAAGCACTTGCAACTGAATTCCACTTGAGTAAAATGCCACAGGAGAGCCGTTGTCTCCATATTCAGCAATGCCATATTGTGCAACTGTGCTTACAGGAATAGATATGCTTTCTGAGAAATATTGACCAGAAAAGTCAAATCCCCATTTAATTGTAAATCCTTGATTTGAGCCACCAATGACTGTTACAAGAATTTTCTTCAAAATAGAAGTAATGCCAATATCGCCAAAGTCAGCATAGTTGGTAAAGTATTGCAGCCTATAGGTTGCATCATGGTCAAGATAGGTGTCGTACTTTCCTATGTAGCCATTTTTCCCAAAAAGCAAGTCACCATTCCGCTTAGACAAAAAGCAAGTAGGCTCAATAGAGTCCCACACCGTCACACGGGCAGAACCATCTTGCAACTGCGTCTTGGTGTCAAATACATAGACTTGTTTTGATACAGGAAGGCTCAATAAGTAGAAAGCATTGATTTCGGAGTAAACAGCTTTGCAGTTAGCAAGCGTTTCAGCCGAAAGCGAAAGCGTCAAGTCATTGCGGACATTCTTGGATAGGTCACGCAAAGGCGCAGACTTCTCTTGGATGGTACGCAGCAATGAGCGTACTCCACTGTTTGACAGGAAAACGATGTCGCTACCTGTAGTGTGGATAGTGTCACGCCCAAGGCATCCAACGCTGGAAATAGAGTCGCTAAGACTCATTGTTGCAGGCGTAGTGGCATTGGCATAGACAAGGATTTGACGCTGCCCAAAGATGAACAGAAACCCATTATGTGAAGCTAGGCCAACAATTTTGTCTGCGCCATTGGGCCAAACACGGCTTACATCCAATGTTCCTGAAGTGCCACCACTCCATATGTGACCAGTTAATAGGTCAGAAAAAGTGATGGTTGTGTTGTCAGTTGTGGTGCTTGCCACCCAAAGGCGACCAAAGGCAGAGATGCCAATGTTTGCCAGCGGAACAGTGCCTGTATAGCCAGTTTTTTCGCTTATCCTGCGGAATGTCGTAGTGCTAACAGCAGGGTCATAAATCAGTGGGTCAAAGCCAGTTTGAAAAAAGAAAGCAATTCCATTAAGAGAGCATATCTGCCAATCATTTGCTGTGATTGTGGGCGCAGTACCTCCCCCCCCATAGGTCAATTCTGTCACTGCATCTGAAGCACCTAACTTGAACAGTTTGTTGTTACCTGCAAAAAGAATAGTCAAAGTTCCATCGGATTGCACTAATTCGTGGATAACGCCAACATTGTTAGCGCCAAGATTTCCGCTAGATGGGTTTACCCTTGAATAACCTTTACGAGAGCCAATGCGTCCGTACTGGTCAATGACTGCATTGGTAGCAATTGATGCAAAACCAGAGGCCAAGTCCAATTGGGAATCTTGGGTATTTAACCCATAGAACCCAGGCGCTGATACGCTGTAGGACTGTAGTGCTTGGCTCATGTTGCTACAAATCCATCGTAATCAGGGAAGCGAGTGCCTTCCAATGCAATGTAGTCAGAGAGCATTGACTTGTATAGCAAGAATGCCTCGGAAGAATTCATAGAACCATCTTCGCCACGCTCAATCAATGCACGGGCATATGCGTTCTGTGCTACCAGCGTATCAGGAACAAGGCATATGGTGCTATCAGACGATAAGGCAGCCTGTGGCACTGCCAATGAGAAAAGAAGGCTGTAAACGCCATCTGGACGAGGATACAGCGTTACCTTTGCATCGTAGTTTGTATCTACACCATCAAAGACGTATTGGTTTGGAATAGTTGACGCTGGAACAACCGCATAGTTCTGATAGCGATTCATCTGCGTAAAGCTGATGTTTTCCAGTGGAATGTTAGCCGTAGAGTTAATGGCATCCATAACTTGAAACTTCTGTCCTGCGCCAGTAAGCGAATACTTATACACAGCAGCGGAAGTAGTGACAGTGATGTCTTTGCTAAGGATGTTCCAAGGAAATGCGTCTTCTACTTGGCGTTTTGCATCATTTACAAATTTACCAATTAAAGTGGAATAAGTTGTAGCGCTTACAGTTGTAACTTGCTGCTCACGCAGTCGAGCAAGGACATCATTGACGAGTTCTAGATAAGTCATGTGCGCGTTAATCCTTCTTCTTCAATGGTAACTACAACGGAAAAAGTGGATGCAGCCTCAGATGTTGCTTTTAGTATGTCACCTTCTTCCATCACAAAATACGATGTCCCGCCCCAATCTTGAGTAGTTTTTGTAGACAAGGCCGTTTGATATACAAGCGAATATGTAGTAGATGCAGAGGTGTCAACCCAATCAAAAGAAATATGCTTTTGTGAGCCTGTATTCACTGCCCGCAACAATACCACCCTTGCATAGTACCCTTTAGGTACTGTATACAGAGTTGTTAGCGTATTTGCTGTGAGATTTGCGCCAACTGACAATGCCCTCATTTTTTTGCCTTGTTCCTACTAGTAATTGCCTTAGCCTTAGCCTTAGCATCTTCCTTGGAGGACGCGCCCCACGCCTGTAGCGAGAGCAGTAGACGGGTTGGTTTACCATCTTTTTGCTCCGGTCCTGGCATATTGCCCATCCGTGCTAAAAAGGAGGCCCGTCGAGGGTTGTCACCTGACTTCACTGGTGCTTTCAAATTGCCGCCAGTTTCAGCATTATAAGATGCTCTGCCCTTGGCATTCAAGCCGCCTTTTGGATTTTGACCAGCTTTTGTTTGCCAAGTTAGAGATTTCATCTATTTCACCTTTTTTGCCTTCTTTGCAGTCTTTGCTGCCTGCTTGAAATCAGCAGCAGTAGGTGCGGCCTTAGACCCAACCTTGTTCATTTTTTCACCAGAGCCAGCCTTAATCCTGGATTGTTTGGCATTGATATTAGCGTAAAGACCTTGTTTCATTTCATCTTCTTCATAGGCTTAGATTTGCCAGCCTCAGACAATGCAATGGCAATGGCTTGCTTTTGAGACTTGACTACTGGGCCTTTTTTAGAACCAGAGTGCAGTTCACCTTTGCCGTACTCTTTCATTACCTTACTGACCTTTTTTTGGGCCATGGTGGGCTTTTTCATGGCTATTCCTTAGTACAGAATCTTGGCGGTAATCGTGCCTGTTACAAAAACAGTGCAATTTGCGCGCAAATAAGTTGGGGCATTTTGCACAGTAATGATGCCATTAGCAGTCAATGCTGTCCCAATAGTTGCCCAATTTGTACCATCAAGACTGCCTTGCAATGCAACAGTAGCTGATGTAATGCCTGAAACTTGCAAGAATGCAGGATTGCCAGCGTCAACTTGAACTGCTGGAGATGCGCCAGTAGCGCCAACTGCGCTTAATAGAGTGATAGGTGCTGATAGAGATGCCATTATTTACCTCGACCTGATTTCTTCATCATGTTAGTAGCCGTGCGCTGACCGCGAACAGGCAAAGACATTTTTGGCTTGCCAACTGCGACCATGATGGTCAATGGCATAGCTTTTTTCTTAGAAGCAGTTTTTGCTGCTGGTTTAGCCGTTTTACCGTACATCATGCTTTATCCTTAGTGATAGGCCCACCAGATTTCCATGCATCACAAGTACGGGCCGCTGCACAAGTGAATTGGAACAAATCGCAGTATCCAAGGTCTGCTGCTTTGATGAACTGCTGGTCATAGGACAGGCCTTCTTCATCTTTCTCAAGACCTTGCGTGATGCAAGCCATCATCTTGGGAGTCTGAATAAATGCAGCGCAGTTTCCGCAACGCATACCTTTGATAGTTGCAGTAGGAGCGTTATACATCTTGGCTTTCTTTAGCCAAAATGCATCATTTGCCTCATTGGGATTAGGAGGGCCATAGCCGTACTCTTTGAAGGTATGGTTCCTATTTTTCAAGTTAATAGAGATGTCCTGTGTAGACACAGGGCAAGTCACGCCAGAAAGTAGACCTTCTTTCATCGCAGTATCTTAGTAGCAAAGAAAGTGATAGCACCACCAATGGCAGATGCTATTGACATTCCGACCCATAGGCCACCTTTGCTTTGATTTGCCATCTCAAGAAGTGTTTTCACATCTTTGGACAACTGAGATACCTGTTCCTGTAGAGCCTCTACCTGAGCCTCTAGCTTTCCAAACTCTCTTGGACTAATCTCAGTCATGCTCTTGCACCTTTTTAGGACGGCCTACAGATTTTTTAACATCTTCTTGTTTTAAGGCTTCTTCTTCAACCAGTTCGTATTCAGGATGTTTCATCATAACTTCAATATCGTATTGCGTATTAAAGTTGACAAAATTACCGCTTACCAAGCACTTGAACTGAGCCATAAAAATCCTTAAAACAAGAAAGGGGAGCAAGCCCCCCTATCTTTACAGCATTCGTGCAATAACCAAGTCAACCGTAGTTGAGGCAAGGTTTACAGCACCACCAGTTGTGTTGGTAGTAGCAATAGTCACGGTGTTAGCAGCAGAGACATAAGCACGGCGAACAAGCCCTGCTTCATCTACAGCAACAGACATACCAAGAACCATATCTCCAAGAACAACTCCTGGAACGGTAACGGTATCAGTACCAGCACCTTGGTCTGCAACAGATGCAGAATCTAATGTAGCTGTAACAGCCCAAGTGTCGGAAAAAATACCACGAAATTGGTCATTTCCACGGCGGGAAACAACAGCGGTAGCAGCAGCCATATTTGTACTCCTAAAAAAAGAACCCCCCACCGTTAGGCAGGGGGATTACCATTAGCTTGGTACGACCAGGGCGAATGCTGCGGACGAGTTAGGCTCGTTTGCAGTAGCGCTATCACGCAGAGCTTTTACGCCGTAGAGCGTATCAGCGGTCAGCAACGTAGCAAGGTATTCTTGCTTGTACTGAGTCTGAGTGCGAACACCAACTTGCTCAACCAACACCAAAGCGTCTTTGTGGCCCATCAAGCAGACACGGGCAATTGCAGTGCCGCTTGCGGGGAACGCAGCGGTAGCAGATGCAGAGTCAGCGTTGCTGGTAGCAAAAACAGCCATGCCGTACAGTTGACCAATTTCGCCATTACGGATTGCATCACCATTGCCCACAAAAGCCTGCTCGGTGTAACGGGCAAGGCCCATCAACGTATTGCGGCTAGAAGGAGGAATGATAAAGAAACGACCGTCCATAGGAACATCGTTATCGTCCAGGCGCTGGATGGTGCGGCGAATAGCCACATCAGTCAGAGCAGAGGCGTTACCAGTGTTGGTATTGGCAGAGTAGTCAAAAGTGGTAGTACCATCACCACCAATGTAAGCAGCAGTGTAACGAGCGCTTGCAGCAGTACCACCATTGAAGTTACGACCAAGCTGAACCAAATCGCTATCAATTTGTTTCGCCAGGGCATAGCCAGCATCAGAGGTATAGAACGAGCGCAGGCTATTCAGAGCTTGTGCTTCAACGATGTCCTCAATCAAGCGGCTATATTCATAGTGCTTGTTGATGGAAACGTCAACGGTAGTCTCAGTAGCTGCAATCAGGGTAACGGCGGTGCTTGCTGCTTTAGCAGAAGCAGTGCCACGGTAAGGCGCAGGAATGTGAACGGTGTCACCTTTCTTGCCTTTGAAATTCATCTTCGTAACCAGATTAGCCAGAACAAGATTCTTCTTGTAGGCCGCAACGATTTCATCAGACCAAATTTCAGGGATAAAGGTTGCCGCCGTAGTGGTGGTAACCGCAGGGGTAGGAAATGCCATGTTAATTCTCCAAAATCAAAAGTTAGTTACTTGACCCGTCCCTCTGCGTATGCGGTCATGATTTCATCACTTAGCGCATCGTAGCGAGATGGGTCAGTCATTTTCAGCCGAATCAGGTCAGCCCTTCTGTAAACCTTCTTTGAACTCTCTCCAGTTCCACCTGTATCGACTGCTGCGGCTCTCATACTAGTAGCCCTAGCTGTTTGACCAGCTTGTTCGGCTTGCTTAGTCTTTACGCCACGCAACTCTTTATAGGTAGAAATCAGTTCGTTAGCCGAATCAAAATCAAATTCACCATCTGCCTTCGCGTACAACCCTAAGCGAACAGGTGAAGATTTCACCCAATTCACAAAGTTCTGGTCTTGTGCGACTTGCACAAAATCAGGATGTGCCTGCGATAACTTCTGCTGAATCTGAACCTTCTTGAATTCGATACCTGCTTGTCGAGCAGCTATTACATCAGGATGGCTATCAATCGTCTTCTGAACTGCCTTCTGTGGATTCTCAAAGAAATCTACTTCTGGCTCTTCCTCTCTAACATATTGCTGCTTAGAAGAAAGGTTCTGCTTAATTAGCTCGTCTGCAAGTTTCCGTACTTCGCCAACTTCTTGTGCCTGCTTTCCAATGAGCCTTTCGGCCTCCTGGTGCATCTTCACAATGTCCTCTAAACTTTTGTCCCTGTATTTATCAGGAAGTTCATGGGCCTGTTGTTGTCTAGTCTCTTCAACTTCCAACTCGCCAAGCGTCTCGTCTTCTTTGTCAATCAACATATCGTTTCCTTTTCCTGCCGTACTTTCGGTTGTAGGAGATTAACGCGACACTTTCATGTTTGTGCGTTAGCTTTGCGCTCAGATTTTAGCTTGTCAGTGTGGCTTTTAGGGAATCTCCCATATGCAGAGGGGAAACTTCCAGACCATCCTTCCAACCTAAACGCTGGAGCAGAGAGTGCGCGAACAGCTAGTTCACCGCACTCACATTGGACATTTACCGCCTCATAAGTGGTAAATTTCTCAAATCTTTGCCCGCATTTGCAGGCGTAATCATACATTCTTTTCATTCAATTCCTCGTATGCAGTCTCACTGGCCTCTTTCAAGGTTTTCAGCCAAGTAAGAATTGAAAGCTCACCTTTTTTGAATTGTAGGTCTTTTTCGTCAGAAACTGTTGCAATGTTGTTTATTGAAGCAATAATTTTATCAACATCTTCAATCAGGTCTTTCCAGCCATCCATTGAGAACAGATTGAACCTATCTTCATAGTATTTCTGAAGCTCAGGCGTCATTAGTTACGCGCTCCAAGGTGTGCCAGTAGCGCTTACAGGGTTTTTCAATGCTGCAATTTGTGCGGCAAGGTTGGCTTCAACAGCAGTCTTGTCCACGCCATTGGCCCAGCACCAGTCCAGCACTTCCTGCATGGTCACACTGGCGTAGGGAATGGATGGCGTAGCAGCCGCAAAGCTGCAAGTGCCGTAAGTGCCAGCGGTGTAATCACCGTCAACGGCGGTTGCTGTCCAATGCGCGGTGGTGATAAATCCGTCTGCTACCAAATAGTCAGTTTGTGTGATTGCCCAAGTTGTAGTGGTCATGGTGAGTCCTTATTAAACAGAAGTGATGGTTTGCCAAGCGGAACCGGAGTAAACGCAAAGTTTTGAAAGGGTTGTGTCAAACACCATCAAACCAGCAGCAGGGCTAGAAATAGCATTCTTTTGCGTGGTGGTCATGTTGGGCATCCGCACGCCCTTGGTGGTGCTTTGCACATCTAAAAGAGACGATGCGCTTGGCGAGGTAGTGCCGATGCCCACAGCCCCAACGCTATCAATACGCATCCGTTCTGAACTATTTGTCTGGAAAGTAAGAGCATGATTTGTTTGAGTACCAAAATTTACAGTGCTGTTTGCAAATGCTTGGAATAGTCCCGTCACAGCGCCTTGGGTGACAAGTATTGCTGCTCCTGAGCTTCCACCCGTATCGGTATTAATAAATCGACCAATAAAGTTATTGGCTGCTGAATTTTGTGCTACATCTAGTTTGTACGCTGGCGACGAAGTACCAATCCCCACGAAACCAACATCAGAACCTGTACCACCAACAATTCTGACTTTCTCACTGCCGCCTGCGCTAAATGTCATTGGCAGATATGTGCCTGTACCGTTGTAATCGGAAGTAAAAGAAATTTCTGTTGACGAAGCCGAAATCCTAGCTCGACCAGCATTTGTTAAATCTGAATTATTAAATGCCCAAAGTCCTGATGTTGTAGATGTTCCATTAGGAATCGCTGCAACTAACGTATTTCCATTAGTTGTGCTTGTCTGAAATGCCACGCGGTTTGCAAAAGTTGCATTGCTGAAGTCACCAGTAATGCGGTTGCCTGTGCCTGTGAATGTCAGGTTGCCTGAGTCGGTGATGGATGTAAAGGAGCCAGTGCTTGGTGTAGTAGCTCCTACAGTGCCGTTGATGTTGATAGAGGCAGTACCAGTCAGGTTAGTGACTACACCAGAGGCTGGAGTGCCTAGTGCTGGAGTAGTTAAAACTGGACTTGTCAGAGTCTTGTTTGTTAGCGTGTCGGTAGTCGCCCGACCAACCAGGGTATCTGTAGCTGCTGGTAGAGTGATGGTTGTAGTTCCAGCTACCGCAGTAGCCTGCAACGTAGTAGTGCCTGACGTTGACCCAGAAATGTCAATTGCATTCGGTTTAAGCGTGACGGTAGTTGCCATGATTCGTCCTATTAAGGTGTGTTGTTCGCGGAGATGTCGGAAAGCGCAGTAATCACTCCAGCAGAAGTCATGGACGCGATTGTAGTAGCACCATACTTAAACAGCAATTTCCCGCCTGACTCAACAATAGAAAAGTTTGTTGTTGCAACAGAGCCAGCGCTGCCTGTAGTGCTTTGGTTCAATGTTGGCACATCCGCAGCCTGGATGGTGTTCATCACCACATTTGTGCCATTGCCCCGCAAATAAGAGCCACTAGTCACTGCTCCAGCAAAGGCATTGATAGCCAACTGTGCGGTAGTCTGCCCAGAGCCACCATTGGCTAATGCAACTATACCCGTCACATTTGATGCTGTACCAGTTGTATTCTGATTAAAAGTAGGAAAGCTCGTTAAAGATGCGGCAGAACCACTCGGAGCTAGGACATCAGTTCCAATCACCAATCCTAAGTTTGTTCTTGCGCCTGAAGCAGTAGATGAGCCTGTTCCACCATCTGCTACAGCCAAATCTGTAATGCCTGTGATTGAGCCGCCTGTGATAGCCACAGATGATGCTGCTTGCGTAGCCATCGTACCCAAACCACTGATGTCTGTAGTGCTTAGTGTTACAGCACCAGTACGACCAGCTACTGATGTAACCAAATCCGTTGTATCAATCTTTTGCCAAACAGAACCATTGAATAGAAGCCAATCACCAACTACCCAATCTGTAATTCCATTCAGATTTGTAGAGCCAGAAGTTCCAACAATGTAGTAGTAACCCTGTGTACCAGTGCTAGATGCCAATGTCGGCGTGTTAGCAGATGCGTTCCAAGTGCCTTGGTAGTTCAATATTCCAGGAACAGTTGCCCATGAAAGCACAGAACCATTGGTGGTTAAATATTTACCGCTATTCCCTGTTTGGCTAGGAATGAGTGCAGTTATCTGAGCTTGCAGGCTTGCAATAGAGTCAAGAACTGACTGAGAAGTGCCGCCACCATTGGTGATGACCTTAATCTTTTCCGCAACATCCATTGGCACGACTTCGCCAGCATTAATTTCTGTGCCATCGCTTAGAACAATGGTCAAGCTACCATCAAAATCAATAAAGGCACTTACAACGCTTACGCCATCAGCACCATCAGCACCATTAGCGCCATTTGCACCCATTGGGCCAGTAGCGCCATCTTTTCCATCACGCCCAGGTGCGCCATCCTTGCCATTGCGCCCATCTTTCCCGTCTTTGCCGTTAGAAAGTGAGTTTGCTTTGGACTGAATCGTGCCGTTTAGCTCATCAAAACGTTCCTCAAGGTCTGTTTTGATTTTTTTCAAGCCTTTGATGACAGCTTCTACGCTTTTGCCAATGCTCTCGCTCCGCGCCTGATTAACCTTCTGAGATGCAGCATTTTGCAACGCAACAGCCATTGCCATCTGCTCTTCAGCAGACATTTTGCTTACTTCTTCAAGAATGCTCATTACTGCAATTCCGTGGTAATGCGGTTAAGGAAGTCTTGTTCCATTTTTGAGTTTTTATCCTGCATCTGCAACTCAACAATCTTGGACTTGTTCTTGATGTCAGCCTCTTTGAGCATCAATTCAGCGATTTTTACCCGCTTATCGAACTCAACTTGATTGGCATCGGACTGCTGAGGAAGGTTTTTCGTAGCAGCAGCTAGTGCTTTTGCTTGCAATTCCTGCGGCATAAGCTGCGCTTCGGTATTGAGCTTATTAGCCTCTGCACGATTCTGCTCTGCTTGAGTCGTATTGACCGCAATCTGGGCTTGAGCAGCCTGAAGAGCCAATTGCGTCTTCATTTGCTCCATTTGCTGTGCTTGTGGGTCAGCTTGGCTCATTTGCTCCAATGCAGCAATCATCTCAAAGCGGTTACTCAGGCTGGAATTCTGGATGATGCCCTTCAAAATGATAGGCAGAACAGGTGTATTTGGGCCAAGAGTCTGTAGCAGGCCAATGAACTGCTGCTGCTCATGCTCACGGGCAATGATTCCCAGCGTAGCAGTCGGCAAAAAGTTCATGTCCACAGAGGGATAACGCTCTGGGTCGAACTGCATGAAGCGGAAAGCAGCCTTGTTGATGAACGGGATGAGGAAATCCTCTTGAAAGTTCACCAAAGTGCGCTTGTATCGCTTGATGATGGACGCAACAGCCATCGACATACCGCCTTGGCCCATATCACGCGCACCATTGGACACCATTCCTTGCGAATCCAGCGTTCCAGTGCTTTGCAGCAGCATACGCTCAAAGTCTTTGGCGGTGGCTAGGTTGTTGCCATCCGTATTGCCAAACTTGAACGGCATCAAAATCTCTGATGGATTGCCATTTGTCAGGAAAGCCTTTCCAGGCTTGACCTCAAACTTTGCTCCACGGGGCAGACGGGTGGCATCTACCGCAATCATGGGTGATGTCGTTAATGCCAACGAATCCAAGTGGCTGCGAACCTGTGCGTCAATAGCTTTCTGCATATTGAACGCTTTTTCCACAGTGCCACGACCCAGCAGACGATTCGGAACCGTATCATCTTGATAGGCCAAGACGGGGCGGTCTTTCATCATGTATGGGTTTTCTTCTGCTTTGAGCAGCAACCCATTGTTCGCAATGACTACGATTGCCTCTACCATGTCTTGGTATTCTTCGGCAACAGAGTCTTCTGGGAACAGGACTTCAACTTCCTCGTTTACCTTCTTGAGGTACTCTCGCGGAACTAGCCCGTAGTAGGTCAGCAGCACTACTTTTTCATCTTGGAACTGCACGACCTCTTGAGTTGGCTCAAGGTCTGTGTCATCATAGGTCGGCGTGATGTT